CTTTGTTATGGATATCAATAGCTTGTAATAATTCTTCATCTCTAATATTCAAGAGATCTAAAAAGGTTCTATTGACTAATCCACCTGCTTCACATTTGAAGCAATTAAACATGTAAGGCTTATCCGGAGATAAGCCTATGTACATGTGTTTCTTCCCAGCGGAAGATGTATGTCCACAATATGGACATCTTATCACTAATTCCTTTTTACCAGCAGCAAACTGGCTATTCGGAATTAGTGATTTTAGTTTGCTACCTACATCCATATTATTTATCCTTTGAACCAAAGATACTACCGAGTACTCCTTTGATTTCTTTGCTAGGTGATACTGCTTCTACCATTCCAGTAGATGAATTAACTAATTCAGATAAGTCTCTGATTTTATCTTTATCAATAGCATATTTGACTAAATTGTATACAGCATAAACAGTACTGCCAAACATAGCACCACCAACTAATACTTTAAGAAAATCTGCATCAGTTTCAGTTAATACTGTCCTGATGACACTTTCTACACCTTCAGATAATAAATCATTCATGATAAATCCTCCTATTTTTAATACGTTGTTAAAATACTAGTTGAAAATAACTCCTAATGTAAGTTCTTTAATACGTTTACGCAATCCTTCTTCATTAGTTTGGTTATAAAGCCATTGTAATGCAGGGATTAAACGTAGAGAATTACCATTAGCCATTTCTAGCAAATCATCTGCATCTGCATTTTTGAATCCAATAGCGAAACCAACTGATTCATAATTTAAAGTATCATTCTTTACTGTATAAATCATTGGTTGTCGCAAATATGTAGTTTTTGGTGCCACTATAGTATCCTTTGCATTCTTTTCAATAGTACCGTCGACAATATCATATTTTTTATCATCTTCTAATTCATCGTCATCAGTAATATCAATAGTAATATCACTGCCCTTAATAACTTTGAAGTCTGGATTTGAAGCAACTATATTCTTTTCATCAGTTTCTTCATCTTTACTATATAAGAATGGATTTAAGCGATTACCACTTAAGTCTTCCTTAGGAAGTTCATCTTTGACTTCTGCTTTATTTATACAGATGTCGTAAATTTCTTTAGGAGTTAATTGATCTTTATATTGTTCATATGTCAATTCAAGATCTTCTCCTGTACGTTTAAATGTAGCTTTTACGTTTTCCATAATTTTAGTTGTAATCATCATATTATCCTTTCACCAATTCAAGATATTCGTTTAAAATATAACCAGAATCATTCTTTCTAGTTAATTGAGTTAAGACTACCATAAGTGGCAAACCTCTAAGTTCTTTAAGAATTTTATATTCTTTAGTGCCATAGATAAATCTACCTTTTACACGGTACTCATCTAAATAGTCTTCGATATAATAGAATAGATTTAAATTATCATTAATTCTATTATAAAGATTTCTAGAAGAGTTTGGTTTCAATCCATATTTAACGAATATCTCTCTTACCATTTCAGGATTAAAGTTTTCACTTCTTGAAGCCATTAGTAATTCATGAGTAAACTTTGCTGATTCCACTGCATTAACTTGTGGATCATGTAAGCTTCTATGAGAACTAATGATATTAGAATCTGCTGCAAACTTGTTAAAGTATGCATCAGTATTATAACGTCTGATATTAGTCTTGGCTGTATTTACTGTATAGTATTCGCATTCATACTCTATTGCTAAGTCTAATACTTTAGGAGACTGCCCTAGTTTAAATAGATCATCAATCAATTCGCTATTGAAATATCTGAAGAAGATATTATTCAATATTGAATTATATGGTCTATTAATACATTTTTGAAGAACTGTTCTTAGATCTAATCCTTCAATAGTACTACCAAATCTACGTTCTGCTACATCTTTTGCGAATTCATAATCATCGTAGATTTTAGTACGCACGATTGGATTGATGTCCATCATACATTCTAGGACATCATCTCCAGTACCAATATCAATATTATTATCTCTAATAAATCTAATATTGCGTAATACCACTTCTGGTATATGATTAAAACGATATTCTTTATTCATCAGTTTTCACAACTCCTAACTCTTTATCCCATTTTCTTCCAGGAATATCATCTCTATAAGCTAATCTAAGCGGATAATACATATATATGAAATCATCACCCGCCGAAGTAAAACTATACTTATTTTTTCCATAAGTAATTTTACGTGTACGCATAAATGAATTGATCTTATCTATATAATCTTTATAAAATCTTTTCCGCTTAATAGCTTTCTTAATTTTCTTAATAGTAGGTGCGGTAAACCTAACTTTATTTTTAGCATAGAATAATTCAAGATCTTTAATTGGATCATCTGATGTACCAAGTATCTTTATACACCCTATGCTAAAATCTAAAGATAAATGTGGACGTGTATCTACATTATTTTTAGATACATATATTGTAGGTTTTTCAGGGTCATATCTATTAAGATACTTTGAGTTATCAAAATTAAACTTTGCTAGACTATTAGCCTTAACTTCCGTGCATTTGAATTTATTCATTATTTCTAATGCACTTCTATTAGACCAGTAATAGATTTCATTAACTAGATCCATATTGAAGTATCTAAAATAAATATTCTTTATGACCATTGTAGTTTTTACTATACATGGACATAATAGAATATCTTTTAGAGTGATTTTGTCAAAAGGTTTATTTAACATCTTCTCCAATTTAAAAAGAGATCTAATGTCCGTTTTTATATCAATTATTCGTATATCATCAGGTATTGGAAAATTAATCATTTCAACCTTATTTCTATAACAAAATAATGCATTCTTTAACAACACTGGATTGTATCCATCAATATATTGAGTTAGTTCCATTTTTATGCCTCCTTATTTTTATTTGCTTGACGACGATGTTCGGAACACTCTTCACGAGTAATTGTAATTTCCTCACCAGGCTTCAATGCTAAGATTTCATTAGCTCTATTATATACAATTGCTTTTAAAGTTTTGCTATCAGGAAATTCCCAATTATCATCACCTAATTCTGCCGATCTTTGATCGCTCATTTCACCTCCACCATTCCAGAATTCTTGTCCACAAGCACGATAAGCAGATAAAATGTTTCCATCTAAATCAACTTCTGCATTTAGGTTGTCATAATGGCATACATCGTATTGGAAATACCCATCATTATAAGCATAGTTTGATTCAACTACATAACGATCTTCTAATCGTTTGATTGTGGTATGTCCTAAATAGACACAAAGTCTTCCTAAAGTTTCAATTAGTTTTTCCATGATATTTGTCCTCCTTATCTTAAAATTACATTATAACAATATATCATTTCACCTCTATAAATATATATCCATAAAAAAGAATAGGCTGCAAAAATATCCCCATAGGAGATTAACTCCTATGGGGTAATTATTATATCTTATTTCTTACCATAAGTATTATCCCATTCGGATAATTTTTCATTGATTTCATCAAGTTTATCAGTTTTATATCCATATGCAAGATTAAATCTTAAATCCTTAATATCTTTTATATCCATATTCCAAGAAGCAATCATTTCAGATTTGAAGTCATAAAGATATTCTGCATCTACACTATTATATAATTCAGTATATGCTTCTATAAAATCTTTAATAAACTCTGTAGGAAGTTCCATATCTAAATGACTTTCAATATCACCTATAATATAATCTACTTCCCAATAAATATCTTGATTAGTAATTTCAATACCATTGATTTCGCCTTTAAATGCTTGTACAACTTTTGATTCCATTTTAGTTTCCTCCAAATAAAATAATACCACTAGGAGTTAAACCCCTAGTGGCTTTTCTGTATAATCTCTTGTATCCATATATTCTATGATATCATTATATGCTTCTTTAATATTAGCATCATATATATCTACATTGATATATCCTTCAGGCATAATACGCATTATATTATCAGTTTCATCTAATGCATATTTAGCTTCTCCAGTGTCTACTACATAGAAGTTATCTCTATTAACATAGAATTTATTTTGACTATAGTCAGAAGTAAATACAGTTTTCTCTTTTCTTAGCTTGGTACTAATAAGAGTATAGTATCCCCTTAGTATCATAGTAAATCTCCTTTTTACTTAAAACTTATTTACTCTTTTGTTTAAAGATAACTTATAGGTTAATGACCTTAATGTCTTTATTATAACCATATTCCTTATTAGCTTCTCTGAATATAGCTAATATATTATCTATACGAAATTTATCTCTTCTAGCTAATCTATAAGTAGTTTCTAATGGATATTCTGGATCATATTTATCAAATTCATTATATTCAATACTAATATGCGTAATCTTGTTTAGCTCTTTATCTATAACTATTCTACCATAGAATCTTACTTCATCTATATATGTACACTCTACGGTTATATTTGGCAAGAATTCTTCTATAACTACATTACCAAATATAAAATTATAGAATTCTTTTGGCATATCATTTAAGTTAATCATTATCTTCACCTTCAATAAGATCTAGATCTTTATTAAGAATATAATTAGAATAGATGAATTCCAATACATCATCTAAGTCTTCCTTTTCTGCCATAAGATTTATTATTGTACCAGATTCTAACTTAGTTATGTTAAAATAAATCTTCCTTAAAGTATCATCTTTGAATATAAGATTCATTGTATATCTATAACCATCTTTAAATACTCCACATATAAAACATACGGATTTAGTATTCATATCACCAGTGATAACAATTGGACCAAAGAGATATCTATAATATTTCTTAAAGATTGTTTCATAGAATCCTTTTGGAAAATCTTTCTTCAGTGTAAATCTCATTATATTAATCCTCCTGAAATAAATAAAATAGGTAAGGAAGACTAAGCTTCCTTACCATAAAATATTATCCATTATTAATCAAACTAGCATAGATCAAGAATTCCTCATTAAGTAATTCCTGTTGTGGGATGAATGCTTTACCAGTATTCTCCTTATTATCGAAATCAATAATTTGGAACTTAGATGATACTATAGTAGCAAGCATGGAAACGAGTAGATTAGTAATCTTCTCATTCCGATAAATGGATGCAACAGATTCAT